CTATAAAGTGGCAAGGAAAAAAAGCAGAAGACGCTGATAAAGCGGAAGCTATCCTGTGGTGGTCAAGTATGCTGATGACTGGCTTAGTCTGTCTGATAGTAGGGTATTTGGTCTGTTATTTTACCGCGCCAAGATGGCTTAATCCTAAATGCGGTAAGGATTACCAGATCATAATTAAAAAATAAGATTTGACTTTTAAATTTAGATATGCTATAATTAAGGGGTGAACAATTAACTGTGGAAAAATGAAAAGTTTTTGCCAATTAGGGGTTGGTAAAACTGCGTAAAAACGGCTATATTTTATAGTCTTTTTTTATTTATCTTCTTTTCCAGCCGAGTAAGCAAGGCGCCAATCTCGACCGATTAGAGGATTAATATATTTATTTCGGGCCGAAAAAGGGACTCACTTATATAATTTAGTCTTATTTTCCGGCCTTAATAAGTATGATCGACAGGATTATCAAGTGTTCAATTTGCCATCAACCGCTTAGATATTTGGGATCAGAGGGTGATTTTGACGTTTATATCTGCGATTTTTGTCAGAGAAAAATTTATATAAGAAAATATGCTAAAAAGTAAATTCCGCAAGGAAGTTGAATTTGTTCTAAATGGCGGAATGGTTAAAAGACAGGGTAAGGATATTCCCATTCCAGGGGTGATTAATAATGTTTCCAGTCTGTTAATGATGATAACTGCCTTAAATGACGCCATCATAGCGGTGGCGCGGATGAAAGGGATCAGTGCCAAGGATCTGGAGCGGGAAGCGGCCAATAAGACTAAGAATCAGCAATATTTACAGTTGCTTCAGGAAGCGGAGGAATTAAGACGAAAAGCCAGTGAAATTAATAATAACTCACAAAACAATGAAGCGATCGATAAAAAAAGCGCGGGGTCTTGACGTTAAGGAAACCGCGGCCAAAGAAGCCGCCATAGCTAAGAACTACAAAGGTGAAACTAAAAAAACCGCTTTGCCGGTGGACAGAAGCCTGCATAAAATGCCGGCAAAAAGATTAAGCAGGAAAAAATGATATGCCTATCACCAGAAAAGGCTGTAAGATAAAATCGGCCATGAAAAAAACCTATGGTGAAAAAGAAGGCGAAAAAGTCTATTACGCTTCCATCGTCAAAGGAACAGTCAAAGGGGCGGAAGGCAAAGGCGGCACGGGTAAATTAGAAAAAGCCAAAGCTACTTACGCTAAAAGACATTCAAGAAAGAAGAAAAAATAAACTATATGGCGGTTAAAAAAACAGCCGCCAGGACTGATGACGGCTTAACATTAAAGCAAGAAGAATTTTGTCAATTATTTGTTACTGAAAGTGAATTTTTTGGAAACGGAACACAAACTTATCTGGAAATTTATGGTTATAAAGATGACAAAAATGGCAGAAAAATAAAATATGAAACGGCAATGGCTAATGCCAGTCGTTTGCTAAGTAATGCTAAGATAATAAAAAGGATTGATGATTTATTGGAAATTGGGGGATTTAATGATGAAAATGTTGATAAACAACATTTGTTTTTAATCAATCAATACGCTGATAAGAAAGTTAAATTGGGGGCGATTGCCGAGTATAACAAAGTTAAGGGAAGAATCAAGCAAAAGATTGAACATAGCGGCGAGGTAACTGTTATTGAGGGGATTGAATATGTCAAACCAGATGCAAAAACAAAAGATAACAATAAGGCCGACAATCAAGCAGGATGAAGTTTATGAAGCCTTAAAGGTCAAAGACGAAGTATTCTATGGCGGCGGAGCTGGTGGAGGCAAGAGCTGGATCATCTGCGAATCCAGGCTGATAAACTGCTATTTGTTCCCTGGCTATCGGAGTTTTATCGGGCGGGAGGAGCTTAAGCGTCTAATGCAATCGACCTATATCACTTGGACTAAAGTCTGCCATTATCACAAGATACCATTAAACGACTGGAATCTTAACGGACAGTATAACTATATTCAGTTTAAAAACGGCAGCAGGATTGACCTGTTAGATCTCAAATACCAGCCGTCTGATCCGCTTTACGAGCGTCTGGGAAGCCTGGAATACAGCGATGGGGCGATAGACGAAGCTGGAGAGGTTGATTATCTGGCCTATGATGTGCTTAAAAGCCGCATTGGGAGGCAGTTGCAGGATAGGATTCGTCCGACCTTGTTAATTGGAGGAAATCCCAAAAAGAACTGGACTTATCGGGAGTTCTATAAACCCTGGAGAGACGGGAAACTTCCTGATAACAAGTCTTTTATCCAAGCGCTGTATCAGGATAATCCCTATACGGCGGAAGATTATGGGCGGCAATTGTCCAAGATTACTGATAAGGTGATGCGGGAGCGTCTAATGTTAGGTAATTGGGAATATGAAAATGATGAAACCGCTATGATGAATTATGAGTCAATCAGCGACCTGTTTACTAACACTATCAAGGAAGACAAGGAAAAATACCTGATAGTGGACGCTTCAAGATTCGGGGCTGATAACACTGTTTACAGCGTCTGGAAAGGACTGGACTGGTATAAGGTGGTGATCAGAAACCAGACTTCGACCGAAGAAATCAAGCAGGATATCAAGGATTTGGCGGTTAAGGAGATGATACCTTATAGCCATATCCTGATTGATGAGGACGGAGGCTATGGCGGAAGCGCGGTTGACAGCTTAAAAATTAAGGGTTTTATCGCTAACAGGGTAGCAAGCATTGATATAAACACCGGCAGGCCGTTCAACTACAAGAACAACAAGGCCCAATGCGCCTATTTAATGGCCGACAAGGTCAATAACCGTGAAGTTAGGATCAGTTTCAATGATGAGCGGGCCAAGGAACTTTTAATAGCGGATTTGGAGCAATACAAGGTTAAGAACCCCGATGCTGATAATAAGAAGCAGATAATCTCCAAGGATGAGATGAAAGAGCATCTGGGCAGAAGCCCTGATTTGGGTGATTGCCTGCTGATGCGGATGTGGTTTGAGATACACAAACAGCCGACTTACAAGGATTTCAACCAGCCCGCTTACGAATACGCCAATCCTGATTATATATTTAAACAACCAGAATTTAACACTTAAATTATGCCAGAAGAAACACAGACTGATGCCCTGGTAGCGGAAACCCCGGTGGAAACTCCCGCGGCAGACCAGTCTAAATTCGAGTTCAACAACTGTGTCATTGAAAAGATCCTTAACGGCTATGTGGCCAGAGTCAACGCCAATTCGCAAATCACCGCTTTCTATACGAAAGAAGAGTTGATGGCTTGGCTTGATGGTGTGATTGTTTAATTTATCGCTATAAACAGCTCCACAAACCCGCAGCCTCGTGGAGCGGCTGTGCGCTCGTGGAGTTTTTTATATTTGTAAATATGGTCGCAGATAAACTTGTATTAAACGCTTTACGGCAGTTATTGGCTTCCACCAACCATAAGGAACCTCGGATGGTGCAGATCAGAAAATACGAGGAAGCTTTCGCCGGCAAAGTCCAACCGAAGTTAAGGCAGGTTTATAATCTGCCCAATCTTGTGTTTTCCGGAATGGTGGACACTTTGGAGTCTGATTTTGACGATGAAATCAGCCTTAAATTCAAGGAAAAAGACCCGGCGGACTATGAGAAAGTAAAGAAGATAAACGCCTTTTGGAAAGCGGAGAGCAATAAGATGACTCCTAACGCCCGATGGCAGTTAAAAATGCGCTGGGACAAGCATCTGGCCATTATGGGAGGCCGTTCGTTTCAGAAGACCTACGCCGAGAGTTCGCCCGACTTCAAGATGAATTTCGATATTGTGGATTACAGGTATTTTCATGCCGAACCTAAGGGGGGAGGGAATCTTGAGAACCATCTGTTCTGTGGCGAAGAGGGGATATTTAGAACCAAGGAACAGCTGGAAAAAGGGGCGGAAAGCGGCCTATACGACAAAGAACAGGTCAAACTTATAATTGAGCGGAGCCAGGACAGGGAGTTTAAGCCGGAACTGTTGGAGTTCGGGGACAAAATGAGCCGCTTCAAGGCCGCGGGACTGGAAACTGAAGCCAACAATTATGTCGGACAGGCGGTGTTCAACCTCTGCGAGTGGGCTTTGACCTATCAAGGGAACAGATATTACCTGTTGTTCGACCCATGGTCAAAGGAGTGGCTAAGATGCGAAAAGTTGGCCGATGTGTTCAGTAACGATTTGTGGCCGTGGACTTCCTGGGCCACTCATCCCGATCCCAAGGTTTTTTGGTCTAAGTCTTACGCCGATGACCTGTATCCTATCGGGGATGCAGTCAAGCAGATACTCGATCAGGAGTTCACTAACCGCCAGAAGCTAAATATGGGAGCTAAGGCTTATGATGTAAAGTATTTCCCTGATGCGGCTAAATTGGATATGGCTCAATACCGGCCTGACGCTTTAGTTCCTGTTACCGTCCCCGAAGGCCACAGCATATCAGATGGGATTTATAATTTCACTACTCCCGAACTCAAGGGAAGCATTGACCTGATAAACTGGATTGAGCAGGACTTGGGCAAGAACTCGGGTATTACTGAAATCAGCCAGGCGCCTTCCGGAGCAAAAGGGAAATCTGCTACTATCCAGTATTCCCTATTACAGCAGGCCACTAAAAGGATCGGACATAAGGCTAAGAATTACATCGAATGCTATCAGGAAATCGGCTTGAGGTTCGTCAATGGTCTGATTGACCACCTGACTGAAGCGCAGGCCATCGAGATGATCGGCAAGGATGGGATGCACTGGGATTTGCTGACCAGAGGTGATTTGAGGCTGAAAAAGCCTTATGAGGTGGAAATCTTCAATCAGACCGAAGAGGACAAGATGAACGTGCTGGGCAAAGACCAGAAAATCGCCGCTCTGAAGATGATAATTGAAAATCCCAACCTGTTGCAGATAAACAATCCCAAAGTCGTCAATGAGATGATCTGGAAGCACGTAGGAGGGATGAATGATGATTTCATCCAGGAAGTGATGGACGTGCAGAATTACAGCTCTAAAGAGGTGATGGCGCAGGCGGATTTGGCTTGCAAGCTGATGGCTAAGGGCAAAGAACCGGAGATGTGTTACGACGCCACTCCTGGATGGTATATGCGGATTATGTGGTATGAAAAGAGACACCAGGAAGAATTGAAGGAAAAGAGCCTGTTGTTCTTCGATTATTTGGAAAAGCATGTGGACATCATCAAGCAGAATATGCAGTCTACGATGCTTTTCCAGCAGGCGCAGAAGACAGGACAGCAATCTGGAGAAGTTCCACAAGGCCAGCCTCAAGGCCAACCAGCATCGCAACCACAGACACCTATTAGCAAACAGCAGATACCCGTGCATCAGCGGCCTGATATGAACTTAGCTATTGCTCAATAATAAAATATAATTATGAAAATCGTAATCAAAACAATCCCTCACGATCAGCATCGCTACGAAACAGTAGGTGACTACTATACTGATTGTGATGGCACTAAAAATATTGTTGTTTCCGATATGGGAAACGAGGACTATGCTTTATTAGTGGCTTTGCATGAGCTTATCGAGCAGACTTTGACTGAAAAGAGGGGTATCAAAGAAGAAGACATTACCGCTTTTGATGAGGAATACGAAAAAAACAGAAAAGAAGGCGATGAATCGGAACCTGGAGATGACGTAAATGCACCATACAAGAAAGAGCATTTCTTTTCCACTAATGTCGAACGTCTGATGGCCGCTGAGTTAGGAGTGGATTGGAAAGAATATGACAAAACAGTAATGAGCTTATGAATATCCACGACAAGATAAAAAAAATCGAGGAGCACGAACTTAGCCAGGATCCTGACAATCAGGCGGTGTTAGCTGAATGGAAAAGCAAACTGAATTTAATACAAGAACTCAATGACTATAATCAGCTCAATGAAACCAAAAGGATCAAGGACTGGCTGGAAGGTCGTATCAGCGATTTAAACGGCTTTTTTGAAGGATTGACAATAATTGACGACAAAGACGCTATAAACGCCAAATTAGCCCTTAGGACGGCTTATAAGAGCCTGTTAGACCAGTTTTATACCGACCATGCGGTGCAGGATATTTATAATTCCGTGGAAACGGAAATCAATCAAGAAATAATTAAATTACAATTATGAAAGTATCATGGAACGATCCCCATTATGGGAGAAAAACCCGCGAGTTCACCAAGGAACTGCACGGGGAAAATTACAAGGAAGTCGCTAAAGGACTGGCTGACCAGTATGACGATGCTGAAATCAAAGATGACGAACTGATTGAAGAACCAAAAGAAGAACCGAAGAAGAAAATGGGACGGCCGAAAAAGCAATTAGCTTAAATAATCCGGCGCAAGCCGAGGCGTAGGACAACGCTTAATAAACCACCATATGCCAACAGGTATTGATTACCTTGATGCCAACGAAAAGTTGCTTCAAGAGAGGGGGATTGAATTGGAACCCCTTGAGGCGGAAGCCGACAAACCCACCGATTCAAAGACCGAAGAGGATAAATCCGAATCGGAGGAGAAGGAAACTCCCGAAACCGAAGAGGAGAAGGAACCAGAGGAATCCGAAAAGGAACCAAAGGAACCTGAACCTCAAAAAAACACTGTACGGAGCCGCTTCGAGCATCGGGAGAGCAAACGGCGTAAAGAGCTGGAGGAACTGGGCGGTAAAGTCGACACATTGACCGCCTTAGTCCAGCAACTCGCTCAAGCTCGGTCGCCCGAAAGCAAAGAAGAAGCCAAGGATGAGATTGCCGATTTCGCCAAAGAACAGAATCTTGACGCCGATGGCCTTAAAAAGTTGGTCGGCATCATTAAGAGCCAGATTAAGCCGGAGGAAAAACCTCCAGTGGAAGAGGCTGAATCCTATAATGAGGCGGAAGAGGCCAAGATTTTCAACGACGAATGGGACGCTTTCCAAGTAGACATAGAAGAACAATTCAAGAACTCTGCTCCCTCCCAATGGAAAAAAGCCAAAACCTTGATGGACGAACTTTCCCATAGCGAGGATTACCACGACAAGGATTTGGATTACGTCTATTTCAAGAATAAGCAGGCGTTCGAGGATATTCTGTTCTCCCCGAAGAAGAAATCGGCTGAAACCAGCCGCCTCGGGGACGCCGAATATGCGGATGAGGAACTGGACTTTGATAAGCCCATTACCAATCCTCAAGAGGCCCAGAAAGCCCGCAAACAGCTTTATGACATCGTTGAAAAAAACAGCCAGCAGGTGATTCATCGCGACGGCCATCGGATTTCTTTGCAGTGAACTTAATTAACAGTTGAACGCTTGATTAAAAGGTTCTTTAACAATTTACAGCTATCAAAAGGAGGATCTGATTTGATAGAAAATATTCAACCACTTTGCGGAAGCTGTAATTGTAAAAAATTTACCGTAATAATCAAGTATTAAATTTTTGGGTAGCAATCCGAATACTTTAACTATACAGGCGATTTGGAGCAGAATCTACGAAATCACCCACTATACGATGCCTATCTACCGCGCGTTTGCAACGGAGCGTGGTGAGAACCAGCTCAAGCTGGGCGATACTTGGCATCGTGATTACATTTCGGACTTCCTGGTCAACGGTATGGGCGGAGACGGCTCGTATTCCACGCAGGCTATTACCGATACCGATGAATATTTGACAGTCAATGTCAAGAAAGAAGTTTCCTTCCAGATGCCGAAATGGATCACCATCCAGATGCACCTTGATACCATCCAGAAAGCCGGTGAAAAAGCGGCTCACAGGATTTGGGATCAGGTGGATGCGACTTTAATCTCCGCCATGACTCAAGCGGCGGCCACTGTCGTTGATTCCGCCACTATCGGAGCGGGATCGGCAGGCGTGCCTATCGTAGTTTCCACGGGCAATATCGCTTCCATCTATTCCGCCTGCAACACCGCTCTCTTATTGGCCAATGTCAAATATCAGCCCAATAAGAAGTTCACGGGCATGCCTGGATTGGACAAGGGCGAACTGATGACCTGCGCGGCCATTTCTCCACAGGTGCAGGGCATCGTTGACCTCTATGTCGCCGGCAAGAACAGCGCCAAAGGAGACGAAGTTACGACTAACGGCTATCTGGGTTATTTCTTGGGATTCAATAATTTCGTATCGAACAATCTGCTCTGGGAAGGCGATCTGTATCTCAATACCAATCCTGGAGATAACGATTACATCACCTTGCTTTACGGCATTTCTATCGGCGGCACTGACCAGTCGTTGACTTTCACCTTCAAATCCACTCTGGGTTCAACCGCAGGCAATGTGAAAATCTGCTCAACGGCCGCCAAGACTGTTACCAATTTGAAGAATGTCTTGAACGCCCCCTATACGACCATTGCCGAGACTTCCGATACCGGTTATGCGCCGTTTGTCAAAGCCAGTTTGACCACTTTGCAGAATCTGTTATTGGCTAATATCTCCTGCAATCAGATTACGATTTCCGGATCGACTAAGGCGGCTTCCAGTTCCGGCACTTACGCCCAGATTCTGGTCGCCGGTTTCGCTACAGTTCCGGTTACCAAATCATTGGCCACGGGAACGAATGTTTGGACTTACCAGATTCAGCACAACCTGTTCGGCACTTCGCAATCAGTTGATTTGATCATGCAGAAGAAACCGAACATCGAGACCAATCCGGTATCAGGAAAAATCGCCACCGATTATATCATCTGGAATTTATACGGCTACAAGGTCTTCAACGACCAGAAGCCGCAACTGATTGATGTCCAGATTGACGCTTCAGTCTTCAGCAATTATCCCACTAAGCTTTGGGCTTAATAACTAACTCACTACTATGGAACAGACATTGAAAAACACAATTATAGCGGTCGCTGTCGGAGTAGTTATTTCAGTTCTGCTTTCAGTAGGGATAACTTCGCTGATGGGCTCATCGGCCTTCGGGACGATCGCTCCGGTTTCCCAGACGGAAACCTTGCTTAAATGGTTCGTGCCTGGCCTTTATGTCGGCAATGCACAGCAGTTAGTCATTGACAAATCCGGCAATGTAACAACTACCGGCTCATTATATGCCGCGGGTGGAGTCGTGGGCTTTACCACCACTTCTAATCCTTCCGTAACTACCCTAAAAGTTTCGGGAGCCGCCACTGTCGGTTCGGTGGTTAATGCCGGTGCGGTTTCCAATGCGGGAATCTCCACCAATGCGACTACTTCTGTTACCAAACTTTGCGTCTATAACGGCTCGCAATGGACGGTAATCTCTTTTTCCGGAGTTACCCCGTCCTACGCCACCAGCACGACTTGCTTGTAATTGGTTACTAAAGGGGAGAGGATTTTCCTCTCTCCGACTAATTAACTAATTCAAATCTATGAAAGCATTAAATTTCTTTCTTTGCGGCTGTCTGGTAGTGGCCTTATTGGTGTTTATTTTTCCGATGGTAAAGGGGGGAACATTCGGAGCGTCCCAGATTAATTATTTGACCGGAGCTTCGCAATCCACTTCTTCGGTTACCACTTCCTGGGTTAAAGTCGGAGCGGCAGGCAATCGTCAATGGACAATCGTCTCTAATTTCTGTTCAGTGCCGCTGTATCTTAATTTTGGTTCTACTTCGACCGCCCAGACAGGCGTAATTGTTCCCGTCAGCACGACTTTCACCATTGATTTGGATCATCTTTTCGTAGGCAATATTTACGCCATAACTTCCGCCGGCACTGATGTCGTCAGTGTTCTTAATTTTAAATAATATGACTGGATTCTCCCTTCAGCCAGGCGAACAGTTCCCGTTTAATTGGAATGTTTCCATGCCTGGAGACACTAACACTTATTATCCCCAAGTGGTAATCAGGAATTCCCGCTCCAAGGCATTATTGGCGACTTTAAATATGACTTCGGATGACGGGGTGATGTATCGGGTGCTATGGCAAGTCCCCCAGGATGGATCGGGGATGGGATTTTATATTGATGCGGTGAAGACTTTAACA